CCCACCACACCTGAAACTGCAAAAGCAGCATCCGATATGAAAAAGAGTGATGTGAAAAAATTCGCATCTACAAAACACAAAGGTCTTCCAGAAAAAAAGGTAACTAAAGAGGAGAAAACGTATTCTCAGAGAGATAAAATTTTAACAAAAGCAAAACCATTACATAAACATCTTTATAAAAATCTACATAAAAAAGATTTAGATGGTGATGTGAACGAAGAAAGTAATCCTCGAATCCCAAGAAAGAAAGGGCAACCAGCAAACTCAAAAAAACACTCTGATTTATATACTGATGAAAATCCTAAAGGCACTATTCATGGACTTGGGTTTAAGAATGTGGCTACTGCAAAGGCATCTGTTGCAAAGATACGTAAATCTTCAAGATCTCATGCTCATAAAATTCAAGCAGCAGTTGCTATGGAACAAAGAGCAAGAGAAATGGGTAAATCTTCAGAGGCAGCAGTCTATCGAAAGTTTATCAATTCGATGAAAAAGAAAACTAAAAAAATGAACGAAGCAGCAAACCCTGCACAACAAGCTGCTATCGCAATCAGTATGAAAGCAAGGGGTAAGAAACCCAAAGATTTTAAAGAAGACCTGACATATCGTGATTTTATTAAAAAATCAAGAGAATCTTCAGAGAGAATGAAAAAGGACAAAGCAAAAAGAGCAGAGATAAATGCCATGTCTGCCTACAAAGATAAGAAAGAAAAGGGTATAAAGTTCTACGACAAGAAAGGAACAGGTAGAATCAAGGCAGGTAAAAAAGTTTATGATTAGTTGCTATATAATATAGTTACTAAGAGATAATGCTATCAATTTTATTACCACTTGCATCAAAAATTATTAATGATGCTATAGATAAGATACCTGATGACGCAGAATTGGGTGAAAAGTTAATTGATATTTGTTTAAAGATAATAGGTAAGGCAGTCAAGTTGACAAAAACTGATGCAGATGATAAATTATTTGCACAGGTTGAAAAGGCAATTAAAGCACGTTAATATTTTACTTATATAAATATTCGTAGAATAAGATAATCAGGTAAAACAATGACTCTTTGGGGTAATAAAGACACAGTATATTCAACAGGCAAGGTAAACTGTTCCTCTGCAGGAGTTGTAACTAAGCAGAGTGGTGGTATTGATTTCACATCAAATAATGTGGCAGTTGGGCAAGTCCTTACATTAGCAACTGATGGTGCTGGTCCTGGTCAAGGTATAATCTTGAGTATAGATTCTGCTACTCAACTAACACTTACCAAACTTGATAACATTAGTGCTACTTCTACATTTTCGAATGTTGACTATGAAATTCGTGAAACTCCTGTATATGAAGTTAACAATCCTACTCAATTCGGTATTAACCAAGTTTTTGGTGTAGATGAAGCTGAGGTGCAAACTGCAAATGCAGCATCAGGTGAAGCACGTAAATATGCTCCTCCCCATGCTGGTTGGGTTGGTATTACTACTTACACAGATACGCATGGCAATTTGAGAGTTAAAAGTGAAGTCCTTGTTGCTTCAAGCACCATTACTGGAGACTCTGATGATGATACAATTTTACCAGATAGTTAAAATAAACTGATAAATTATGAGATTTGATGAGTTGAATGAGAGCAATTATATGCTCTTTGCTATAAAATTCTATGATAATCCACAATCAGTCACAAAAGAGGACTTTGAGGATGATTTGAAGAGAATTAAATATATTAAAAGACTGTTGAAAAGGTATCAAAACAATGGTGAATTAAAAGTTCATTTGATACTAAATCATTTGACAGTCTTATTTAATGTATTCAATGAAGCAGCTGTTCCAATATTATTTTATAATTTAGAAGAGGATCTTTGGCCGAGTATCAAAAGTTTTTTAATTTTTCTTGATAGGATACCAGAATATCCAAAAACTCAAATAAATGATATTGAAGAAGATCCTGAGTGTTTATCTCAATTACGTTCCCTCTAATGGATATAGATAAAATCATACAAAAAATAAGATCACTGAGAGAGGAGATGGCAGTTGGTGGAGCACCTACCAACAACGCAAGTAGTGGTGCTATTGCAGGTTTACCACCAGATTCACCTCCTGTAAAACAGAAGAAAAGATACATATATGGTGGGAGGGGATCACGTAAAATGTGGTTGACAAATAAGAAAGATGGATAATAATAGTGTTAACTCAGCAATATTAGAAAGAGTTGAGAGAGTTGTAGAGGCATTGCAAGACAACTCTGTCAAGATGGGAGAACTCTTGGCAGTTCATAATGAGAAGTTAGATAAGCAAGATCGTATAGATGCAGTTCTTTTTGAGAAGATAGACGGTCTCCATAAGGACATGGATCGTGCGACAAATGATATTAAGAAGGGATGTGAGAGGGATATCAGAAAAATAGATGATCGTTTACGTTTGATGGAGAAAAAAATGTGGACAATCGCAGGAGCATTGACTATTATAAGTTTCGTAGTTTCACCCATAGGTCAAAGATTTGTTAGAGGATTGACACAACCAACAGTATCGAGTATAATACAAACAAAGTAACAATATCCACATGGATATAATTGATTCCAAGTATATTGGATTGGTGTCTTCACGTCTACAAAAATTCAAACGTGTCAAGGCAAACTTATATAATTTTCGTTGTCCTATCTGTGGTGACTCACAAAAACATAAGAATAAGGCAAGAGGATATTTCTATCAAGTCAAAATAAATACAAACTTTAAGTGCCATAACTGTGGTGCTAGTATGTCATTTAATAATTTTCTTAAACAAATTGATACAACACTTCATAAGCAATATGTTCTTGAAAAGTTTAAGGAAGGGCATGCTGGTGGTAGAAATTTTGTTGTAGATGAACCAAGTTTTACTTTTAAAAAACCAGTATTCAGAAGTAAATTAGATCTTCCAAAAGCATCTGAAGTTGATATTTCGAGAAAATATTTATTAAAAAGAGGATTAGATCCTAATAAATTTTACTATGCACAGAGGTTTCAACAGTGGACAAATACACATAAACATACTTTTGATAACATAGTAAAGGATGAGAGTCGTATAATCATTCCGTTGTATAATCAGCAAAACGAATTAATTGGATTTCAAGGAAGAAGTCTAGTTCCTAATTCTGTTAAATACATTACTGTGATGTTAGACGACGAAGCACTTAAGATCTATGGACTTGATCGAATCAAAACTGAAAAACCCATTTACATTCTTGAAGGTCCCTTCGATTCCACACTTGTGGAAAACTCGGTTGCTATGTGCGGTTCCGATATTGATATTCGGACGTTTGGTTGGAGCAATTATATTTGGGTTTTTGATAATGAACCTCGCAACAGAGAAATCGTCAACAGAATCTCCAAAGTCATTGATAGAGGAGATCAAATAGTAATATGGCCACAAAATGTAAATGAAAAAGATGTGAATGATATGACATTGGGTGGACATAATATTATGGATGTGTTACAATCAAACACATACTCAGGATTAAAAGCAAAAATTAAATTCAACAACTGGAAAAAAATATGAGCAACGGGACAAAAGTTGTCAAAAGAAATGGTTCAATCGAACCATTAAATCTTGAAAAGATGCATGTTATGGTAGAACAGGCATGTAAGGGTCTTGCAGGGGTCTCTGCAAGTCAGGTGGAGATTCAGTCAGGAATTCAGTTTTATGATGGTATAAGCACCGCAGAGATACAGGAGATTCTAATTAGATCTGCAAGTGATCTGATTGATTTGGATCATCCTAATTATCAATTTGTTGCTGCCCGACTTCTACTTTTTGCACTTAGAAAAAATTTGTTTGGTAGAATACATGAGATACCAACAGTCAAAAACCATGTAATTGATTGTGTCAATAAAGGAATATATGACTCAGAAATATTAAATTCTTATTCTGATGAAGAATTTGTAAAACTACAGGGATTCATTGATCATGATCGTGATTACTTATTTACTTATGCAGGATTGAGACAAGTCGTTGACAAATATCTAGTTCAAGATAGAAGTTCTGATAAGTTATATGAGACACCTCAGTTCATGTATTTGTTGATTTCCGCAACAATATTTTCTAAATACCCAAAAGATGCTAGACTAGATTACGTCAAGAGATACTACGATGCCATTTCCAAACACAAAATCAACATCCCAACACCAATCATGGCGGGAGTCAGAACACCCCTTCGGCAGTATGCGTCTTGTGTTCTCGTTGATATTGATGACACCTTGGATAGCATTTTTAGTTCTGATATGGCCGTGGGTCGTTATGTTGCACAAAGGGCAGGAATCGGTATCAACGCAGGTCGCATCCGTGGCATCAATGCTAAAATCAGGGACGGAGAAGTTCAACACACAGGGGTTGTACCTTTTCTCAAAAAGTTTGAAGCGACTGTCAGATGCTGCACTCAAAATGGCATTAGAGGTGGATCAGCAACTGTCCACTTCCCAATCTGGCACCAAGAAATAGAAGATATAATTGTTCTCAAAAACAACAAAGGAACTGAAGACAACCGAGTTCGTAAACTTGATTATAGTATTCAGTTAAGTTCATTATTTTATCAGAGATTTATTGACAATGAGAGTATTAGTTTGTTCAGTCCTCACGATGTTCCTGGTCTCTACGATGCTTTTGGCACTCCGTCCTTTGATGATTTATATGTGGAATATGAGTCAAATGAATCTATTCCAAGAAAAACTATTGGAGCACAAGAACTTATCCTTGACCTATTGAAAGAAAGGGCAGAAACTGGTAGAATATATTTAATGAATATTGATCACTGCAATACTCATTCTTCATTTATTGATAAAGTGGAGATGAGCAATTTATGTCAGGAGATCACATTACCAACCAAACCAATTCAACATATCGATGACCAAACTGGTGAAATTGCTCTCTGCATCCTTTCTGCTATTAATGTTGGTAAGATACGTGATCTATCCGATCTCGAAAGTCTCTGTGATCTTAGTGTTAGGTCTCTTGATGAACTTATTGATTTTCAAGGATACCCCGTCAGAGCAGCAGAAATCGCAACTAAGGCACGTAGATCCCTTGGTGTTGGTTTCATCGGTTTAGCACACTATCTTGCGAAGCAGGGGGTTAAATATGAGGATCCGAAAGCATGGGAATTGGTGCATGATCTTTCTGAAGCATTCCAATATTATCTGATAAAAACAACTGTTGATCTGGCAAAAGAAAAGGGTGCATGTGAATATTCTTCTAGGACTAAATATGCACAGGGGATACTTCCAATCGACACATATAAAAAGGATGTCGACGAACTCGTACCCAACAACCTTAAGTATGATTGGGAATCTCTAAGGGAACTTGTCAAGGAGCACGGAGTTAGAAACTCAACACTGTCCGCACAAATGCCCTCAGAGAGTAGTTCTGTAGTCTCTAATGCAACTAATGGAATTGAACCTCCTAGAGGATATCTGTCCACTAAGAAGTCAAAGAAAGGACCACTTAAACAAATTGTTCCACAGTATGGGACTTTGAAAAATAATTATACCCTCTTGTGGGAAATGCCCAACAACACTGGTTATATAAATATTGTTTCCGTGATGCAAAAGTTTTTTGATCAAGCAATCAGTGGCAACTGGAGTTATAATCCAGAACATTTTCCAGACAAAGAAGTTCCTGTCTCAGCTATGGCACAGGATTGGTTGACAACTTATAAGTATGGTTGGAAGACTAGTTACTATCAAAATACTTATGATATCAAAACAGATGAGGTAGAAGATGATTCTGCTTCACTTGAGAATCTCGTTTCAGAAATTTTAGACACATCGGAGGAAGAGTGTGAATCCTGTTCAATTTAAAATCTCAGAAGGTAAGAAGCCAATGACACAAGTTAAGGGCATGACAGTTTTTAATACCGAAGAGGTAGATACTAAAAAACAACCTATGTTTTTTGGTAAACCATTGGGTGTTCAGAGATATGATAATTTTAAATATCCATCTTTTGAAAATCTTACTAAATCACAATTAGGTTATTTTTGGAGACCAGAAGAGGTATCTCTACAAAAAGATCGTGGAGATTATCAGGCACTTCGTCCAGAACAAAAACATATCTATACTTCAAATTTAAAGTATCAGATTATGCTTGACTCAGTTCAAGGTCGTGCACCTGGTATGGCATTCTTACCATATTGCTCTCTTCCAGAACTTGAGGCATGTATGGAATGTTGGTCTTTTATGGAGATGATACATTCACGTTCTTACACTTATGTGATTAAGAATGTATATCCAGATCCTTCAGAAGTATTTGATAAAATTTTGACTGATGATCGTATTCTTGAACGTGCTGCGAGTGTAACAGAATCCTATGATACATTCATAAACTATGCACAGGAATGGGGTCAAGGACATATGTGGGAGGATGGATTTAAAGCATCATCAACAGCAGTCTGGACTCGCAAAGATTTAAAAAGACACTTATACAGGGCAGTTGCAAATGTCAATATACTCGAAGGTATACGTTTTTACGTTAGTTTTGCTTGCAGTTTTGCATTTGGGGAACTCAAACTTATGGAGGGATCTGCTAAGATTATCTCCCTCATCGCCAGAGATGAGAACCAACATCTTGCAATAACTCAAAACATACTTAACTATTGGAGAAAGGGTGATGATCCTGAGATGAAAGAGATTGTGAAAGAGGAGGAGCAGTGGACATATAAGATGTTTGAAAGATGTGTAAATGAAGAGAAGATATGGGCAGAATACTTGTTTAAAGATGGTAGTATGATTGGTTTGAATGATAAACTACTTCATCAATATGTTGAGTGGATTGCAAATCGTAGAATGAAATCAATTGGGTTGAAACCAGTGTATGATATCCCTGCTAGAAATAATCCATTACCATGGACTGAGCATTGGATTAGTTCAAAGGGTTTACAAGTTGCACCACAAGAAACAGAAGTTGAGTCATATATAGTGGGTGGAATCAAACAAGATGTGAAAAAGGACACATTTAGTGGTTTCAAATTATAATACATGATACTATGAATGATAAAGATCTACACGATGAATTAAAGGAGAGGATCAAGGAAGGTCCTGTCCTTTTCACACCCGATGAAGATTGGGTGAATCAGTTGAATGACATTGAGGCAAGTAAAAATGCAATCAGAGATGCTGCTGATAGTTATGATCAAATTATAAATAAACTTGATAATGATGAAAAATCTGAAGAATCCATTTAACTTTGTAAAAAATACACGTCAAAGTTATTCTAGATTTTATCAAAAAACTTTTACTGAAGTTCAAGTGCAAATAGATACTGAAGATCCTGCGTGGATTCCGCTAGATACTTTAGTTGCTATTACAAAAAAGTATGATTCAATATGAAAATCCTTGGATTTATAATGGTAAAGTTTTTGAAAGTGAATCAATTGGGACTTATTACGGATTTGTATATCTGATTACAGGTAAGTCCACTGGGAGAAAATACATCGGAAGAAAATATTTTTGGCAGAAAAGAAAACCAAGAACAGGATCAAAGAGAAGAGTTACATCCGAAAGTGATTGGAAAAAATATTACGGCAGTTGCCCAGAGTTGAAGGAAGATATAAAAGAGTATGGTAAGTTAGATTTTAAAAGAGAGATATTAAGTTTACATGAGACAAAGGGTTTGGTTAATTTTGAGGAGACT